AGCGCATCCCGTCCAACCTACCCAACCTGCTGAACCCTGGAGCGGCTAACGCGTAATGGCTTCGATCTGCGAGTGTAACCACAGCAGGGCTGACCACACCACCGGCCGGTGCACCCTCCGCCGGATGCGATTCGAGCCGTCCGTCGGCGGGACAGTGTCTACCCAGTGCGGCTGCAAGAAGTTCGAGCCCCTCGGTGCCGCCGCGCCGGTTGTGGAGGCGGAACCGGAGGTCGTGGAGGTGCCGGAGGTCGTGGAGGTGCCGGAGGAAGTAGAAGAGATACAGGAGGTGATGCCGGAAGCGGCATCACCTCCTGTGCCCCGCAGGGGCAGGAGGTATGACAGATGAGCAACTACACACTCGGTAGCGCCCTACGTGAAAGCAACATCGGCGTGCGAGTGGATAAGGTAGGCGTCCTGACCGCTGATGACGATCTGTTCAATGTCTATGGCGAATGCCTCATCACATTGATGTATGGCGTCGTCACGACCGTCATGGACGGCGGGGCTTCCACTGTGGCCCTTAACGAGAAGGCGAGTTCTATCGCCATTTCGGCGGCGACCACGATCACCAGTGATGCCCTAGGAACCGTCTATGTTGTGACTGGGCAGACAGGCGCATTACTGAACGGTGGCGATGCCCCTACCGTGGCGGTGGGGATGGCTGGTGGACAGCACACATCGACTGTAGTCCTCGGCAACAGCGTGTCGCCCTGGATTATGGATGGCGGCACGGCGGGACTCATCATCGAGTCTACGCAGACTGGGGCTGACACGGGTGGCATCACCTGGAGCATCTTCTACCTCCCCTTGGAGGAGGGGGCCTACATCTCGGCGGCTGCGTAATGACCTATATGCCTGACCTCACAGCAGCGGCGGAGCGCATCGCCCGTGGCAACTACAACTTTACGGACGATACCGGGGCGGCTGGCTCGTACACGATCTTCACCATTACGGGTGACGTGCTGCTTCGGGTGTTCGGTGTCTGTAAAGAAGCGTTGACATCTGGTGGCGCGGCGACGATTGAGCTGGGCGTCTCCGGTGACACGGCGGCTCTCATCGCACAGGCCACAGCGACGGCGCTGATCTTGAACGAGATATGGCACGACGCCACGCCGACAACGACGCTGGAAGTGGTGGACATTGACGCCAAGAACGTCATCATCTCCGCCGGCCAGGATGCCTTGTTCAAGATCACCACGGCGGACCTGACAGCTGGAGACATCGACTTCTATGCGCTGTGGCGGCCTCTGTCCACGGACGGAAACGTGGTGGCGGCATGAGCTTCGCCCAACTGATCGCTATCAAAGAAGAGGCGAAGCAGATGCTCGCCGAGGATAAGGCCGCGCCTATCCTGGCCTGTCCTGAGCATGGCGAGCCGCTGAAATACAGCGAGAAGCGCCGCCTATGGGCCTGCCCCGAAGGTGACTACCAGACAACACGAGGAGCCCGCTAGTTGTGCCCAACCTCTACGCCGATGTCGCCATGTTCACGCGGCGGTACGTCCATGACTCGGCGCTCGTAGCCACCGACGCGGCCGAAATCCTGCGGGTCCTGAACGATGGTGCCCGCCGGGTCGATGACTACTGCGACCGGCACTTCTACTCAGAGCTGGCGACACACGTCTACGACGGCAACGGCAAGAGCACGCTCTGGCTGCCCGACGACCTGCTGACCGTCACGACGCTCAAGGCGGATGACGACGGGGACGGGACGTACGAGATCAGCCTGACCGCGAACACCGACTACTGGCTGTGGCCGGATAACGACACCCCGAAGGTGCGCGTCGACATCAACCCCGAGAGCACGCTGATCTCATCCTGGCCCGTTGGCCGGCGCCGCGTCCAGATCGTGGGCGAGTTCGGGTACACGAACACCACGGAACTCGTGGCGAGCGTGACGACGGAGGTACTGGACGCCTCGGAGACGGGCGTCGATGTCACCGCCGGGACGGATTTCGCCGTCGGCCAGACGATCCTTGTGGACTCTGAGCAGATGTATATCAGTTCCATCACTACGAACACGCTGACCGTCGTGCGCGGCGTCAACGGCACGACGGCTGCAACGCACATCACCAGCAGCGTGATTCGCCGCTACGTCTACGAGGAGGCCGTCGTCGGTGCCGCGCTCATGTGGGCCGGGCGGCTATGGAAGCGCCGGGAGACGGCGGACGCCACGACCATCGTGGCACCGGCCATCGGCACGCTGGAGATTCACCGTGGCCTGGACCCGGACGTGCGTCAGGCGCTGGACCCGTACCGCGCGAGGGTGCTGGTCTGATGGCGGATTCGATGCTGCAATACCATCTCCGTGGGGCGCAGGACATCGCCCGGAAGTTGGCGAAGCTGAAGGGTCCGATCCGACCGTGGGTGAAGGGATTCATCCTTCGTGGCCGGAACACAGCGCGGAAGAAGTCGCACCCGCACCCGGGCGACACTGAGATGCTGGCCAACGCCATCGGCTCGCGGGTTTCGCCTGGGGAAATGCCGGAGTCGGCGCGTATCTTCACGAACCTTCCAGAGGCCGTCCGCATCGATCAGGGCCGTCTCCCAGGCGGCCGCCGCCTTTCCGGCTTTGCGGTGAAAGAATGGGCCGCCCGGCATGGCATCCCGAAATCCCAGGGATGGATATTGGCCAAGCAGTTCCAGACACGCGGCACAAAAGGCGTGCACTTCATGGAGCAGGCTGCGGAACACCTGGTCGAAATCCTGCCGGAGGAGCTGGCGAAGGCGACGCGAGAGATCGAGGGGGCGTTCCAGCGTGGCTGACACCATCCGACAGCTTGCGGCCCTGCAGGCCCTCTTCCCCGATAACACGGCAGGCGAGATCTCGCCCCAGGACCTGCGGGACTTCCTGGTATCCGCCATGCCCACAGGCCGCAGCGCGACGAAGGTCGTCGCCTCGGCCGCCGCCTCCGATCTCCGGAAGGCGCAGGCCGACTACGTGCTCGGCGGCCCCGACATCCAGGCTGCCATCGACGCCGCTGGGAATGGCTCAGTGGAGCTGACTGAGGGGCCTTTCACTGTCGTCACTACGATCCTGGCGAACAAGACGTGCACACTTCGCGGGGCTGGCCCCCTCTCCACTGTTATAACACTGGCGAACTCCTCGAATGTTGATGTCATCCAGCTCAGCGCGGAGAATGTCATAACGCTCTCCAACTTCCAGATTCAAGGCAACAAGGGAAATCAAACTGCTGGCTCTGGAGTGAAGTTCGTTTCCGGTGAGCGGCACAGAATCGAGAACGTTGAGGTTCACAACGCGAAGGATTATGGATTCTGGGCCATCACCCCCTCTAAGGCGATTGTAGCCTACGGTTGTCGGGCTTACTCCTGCGGTAATCACGGATTCTACTGGAATGGGCCTGGGGCTAACCAGTTCCAGTCCCTCTATTCCGACCTCAATGGCGGCGACGGCTTCTACCTTTATGCTACTGAGTCTCAATTGAACAATCTCATCGCTGATCAAAACAGCCTTGCGGGCATCCGGATGTATTCGATGACCGACTCGGAAGCTTCCAATCTCAAGTCGTTTAACAATACTCTAGCTGATTTAGTCATTTGGTCTTGCAGTAGATTGACCGCATCTAACCTGGTCAGCGTCCATGATGCCGCCACCGGCAAAACGGGTAGCGATCCTGCTGGTTTGCAACTGGTGGGCAACACGGCCTGCTCGATCAGGGGTGGGAGCATCTACAATATCCCGACGGTTTCGGGCAGTGGTTGGGGCATATTGCTGGCGAACTACAACGGCAGCATAGATTGTGTGGTGGAGGGGTTCGCCGTTCAGTCTCAGGATGGCGATCTCTACTTCGTAGAGCCTGCCAACCTGACGGGTAATCGCATCTCAAACAACATCCTGCGTGGGGCCGTCCCCGTGTATTTCAACGATGCGGGAACGGGAGAATACGTATACGCCAACAACGTTCTAGAACGGAACAGTGGCTGGGCGCCTATCGATCCAGGTGCATTAGGAGCTATCTCGGTCGTAAGGGGTTCTGGCTCAGTCGCCCTCACCACCGCCGGAGCCGAAACCCGCACTCTCGCCGCCCCATCGTTCATCGGCCAGGAGCTCACGCTCTACTGCAAGACCTTCGTGGGCAACTGCGTCGTGACCTGCGCCACCACGGTCAACGAGGCGGGCAACAACACCATCACCTTCACGGCCACCGGACAGGCTTGTCGCCTCTACGCCGTGGAGGAAGGCTCTACCCTGCGCTGGCGGCTGGCAAGCGTGGACGGCGCTCAGTTGAGCACGGTGTAAGCAGATGACTACAGGAACGATCCGACACACACGCCACGGTGGGGACTTCTCCGACATCAACGCTGCGATTGCCGCAATCGGTGCAGGCAAGGTGGAGTTGACTGAGGGAGAGTTTCTGGTCACGACACCAGCTTTGCCTCAAACTGGTATTGCCCTTGTCGGCGCAGGTGTTGGCGCGGCTACGATCAAGCTCGTGAATGGTGCGGCTGCTGCCACCGACGTTGTTCAGAGTTCAACCTTCGCCGCCCTGACTGGAGCTGACGATGCTGGCGGCGACTTCGATATGTTCCTTGACGGCTTCACCATCGACGGCAACAAGGCGAATAACCCGACTGGTGGCTGGGGCCTACGGAAATACGGGAAGAGGACGCGAATCGGAGACCTCGTTGTCCAGAATGCCAAGGCTGGAGGATTCTGGAGCGAGTGGGCCGCGAGCGCCGCCGTTCCGGTTGGCGATGGGATGGAAGACCAGTGGGGCCGTATCCGAGTCACGGCTTGCGATGGGCTCGGTATCGATATGCGCGGCCCTCACGACGCTTACGCGGAGTCTATCTTCGTCCACGACTGCACCGGCGGCGGCGTAAAAGTTCGTTACCTTGCAAATGCCTATAACGGGTCGAACTGGGTCGTAGGGCAGTTGCACACGTGGCGCTCTGGCGCCACTCAGATCGGGCTGGAGCTAATCGGCTCGGAGATGGAACTTGGTTCTGGCCAGCTTGAGGGTCATACCGGAGTAGGTGGGCGAGGACTCAAATTGGGGCTGAACGCAGGCGCTGTCAATAGCGCCCTTCGTTGCGCCAACCTGCGGGCGTTCCTGAACGAGGTCGGCATCGAAATCGACGGCTGCGGTTTTAGCGTGATTCGGGGTTACGTCAACAGCAACACGGTCGATGGGGTGCGCCTGACGAATGGGGCCTACCAGAACAAGTTTGACCTCTACCTGCGCGACAACCCGACGCATATCAATGTTCCGCTCTCTCCTGCGGGTTCTGGGGGCAAGAATATCTGGCGCGGCAGCATCGACACCGCAGGTGGTGAGTTGGCGATGAATGCTGACATCGCAGTCCTTGCTGGCGACAAGTTCTGGTTTAGCTGCCAGGGAGCCGGGACGAACTACACCCCATACGGGACAGCCACGATCACAAGTGCTGCGACATCTGTCAACGTAGACCACCCACTGCGGCGTGTTCTTGAAACCGGCGAACTGCTGGTTCTACCCACGAACAACATGGGCGCGGCCAGTCACTTCTGGGTGACTATCGTGGACTGGAACACATTTACGATTACCATTGACCAAGTGCCCGGAGGAGCTGATACGGCAACCTTCCTCTGGAGGATTCTGAACGTCTAATGCCACGCACCATCAGGGAAGATATCTACGCAGCCTTCAAGAGCGATGACCTTTCTGGTTTGACGCTCGAAGATGTAACGGTAGGTATGCCCTGCTGTGGTAAGGACTACGTGTTTCCCCTTCTTGAGAGTGGGCCGGGGAGTAAGAGCGTCCCCTGTCCCTGTGGTGCTTCTGGGTATTGGGTGGTGTTGCGGGATGGCTAGAACCATCACGGTCATCTCACCGGCTCTTGACGGGGCTCGACTCCGGCGCTGGAAGGCCAACAGACGCTATTACCTGCGCTACGACGGGACGAGGGGCAACCACGAGATCAACGAGGCGATCCAGAACGCGAACAAGGGGATGATGTGGGCCGTCCCGGCTGATCGCTGGGAAGAGATATTCGGGAAGTGAGCAACGACAATGGGCTCCGGCTTCGATTCGGGCTTCGACTGGGGATTCATCTTGCCTGAGATTCAGGACGTGCTGGACGCGATCGTTGTGCTCCAGAAGGCCGTCCCCGCGCCGACAGGTGAAAAGGACATCACCCACGCCTATGACGAGCAGCCCGAGTCGGCGTCGACCTTCCCCTGCTTCATCAACATCGTGCGGGAGGTGGGCGAGTTCAAGCGCCAGAGCGCGGCCCGGCAGCAGGGCGCGGCGATCATCGACATGTACCTCTGCTTCGAGCAGGGCAGCGGGATTTACGCGGATCGCTCG